AGTATGTCTGATTGTTTAAAAACTAAACGATTAGTAGAAAAGAAATGGAAACAAAGAGCGGCAGATGTTGATACAATAGAAATTAATGGTATAGAATATCATATTGATGGAGAACATTTAAATTTCATGTGTGATTTAGTAGATGCTCAGGTTCATCACTATGAAGATGGTACATGGGAAATAATAAATATCATAGGGAAACATAAAAAAGACGAATAATATGAGAATATATGAAATTATTAGTATTAAAGAACAAGCTACAGCAGGTGCAACATCATCTGGCAACATAGCCACAGTAGTTTCACCACACATTGCTATTGGAAAAGCTAGAGGAAAAAAATCTTATATAGGTTCTCCAGGAAAGTCAGGTACTAAAGCACCCAAACCACCAAAACCAAAGAAGCAAAAACCAACTGATAACGCACTTAACATGAAGGGTACATCAATTTTTGGTGGACCAGCAATTAAAAGATAACATAAAATCATTATAAATACAGTAACTTCGGAGACTTATATGGACAATATTATTGATTTTAAATCTATGGTCGCTAAATTACAGCATTTAGACCCTACTCCATTAAATGACATTAAAAAACAAATAATCTCTGAAATGAAAAACCCTACCCCCGTAGCCCCTAAAGATATAGAAACACCATTATCAGATTTACGTGAATTAGCAGGACTACCAACGCCTGAGATGAGTAAAAAATCAATTAAAAAAGTTCGTAAAACTGTAGACAAAATGAAAGATAGTCCAGATGCAAAGAAATCTATAGGTAAATGGGCAAAAGGTAAATTTAAAGACGCCAAATCGGCTATGTTTGCTATTGCAACTAATCAACAAAAGTCAAAAGAATCAAAATCACATATAGGCAGGGCATTAATTGATAAACCTACTACAATGGCAGGAAAAATCGAAGAAGCAGTACGTGAAGCAAATTATGTAATTGAAGAATCGAAATTCCAAGGTAAATTTGAGAAAGGTGATGGTATTAGAGCATATGATCATCAACCAATAGAAGGTAGATCAGACAAATACATTGAAGGTGAAGTTGTTGTTGTTGATGCTGAGTCAGAATCACAACCAGGTTCAATAGGATATCATGTTAAAGTAGATAAAGATACATTGTTTACTAAAGACGGAGGTCGTGTAGGTAAAACAGTTTTTGTTCCATACGAGATTAGTATGGATTACGACGAAAGAATTTCAAAAGTTGACGCACATTTAGATCATATGAATGTTCCAGGACGTGAATATGATAAAGATGATGAGGCAGAAGCAAGAGCATTATCAAAAAAAGATAAAGATGATGAAGCAAGAGCATGGGCAAGAAGTCATGAAAGTAAAAACACTAACGAAGGACCTGAAGATCTTATGATTGACTTAGAACAAGATCTAGCAGACATAGAAGACCTTGCAACTCAAATTACTGATGCTGATATTGATACATTGCAAAGATACCCAGATTCAAATAATGATTGGGCAGAACAAATTAAAGATAAAGTTCAAAAGATAAAATTAAATTTACAACCTGTTGAAGGTGTAAAAACTAATGAAGAAACTACTTCAGTATACTTAGATTATGATACTTTACCTGATAAAGAATTTTTTAAAAAGTATGGCATCTCAAGAAAAGAATTTGCAAAAGATGACAGACGCCCAGGACCTAGATATACTAAAAAAGATGAAGCAACAGGAACATTTATTGGTGGCCATCAAGGAACAGCAGACTTTGAACCAGATGACACAGAGAGAGATAATCCAGATACAGACTATGGCGAATACTGGCACAAAGCAAGAGAAGATGTAAAAAGTTTAAATAAATTAGGTTTAACAGGATTAATAGCAGAACTATATGAAAAATTGGACCAAGCAGGAGCATATAGTAAAGATATGAAGTTGCATTCTTATAGTGAAGGCAAAATGAGCGACATCGATCTAGATCTAAAACAATTATCAGATAAAGAATTCGAAAAGAAATATAGTAAATCAAAAGAAGAACTGAAAAAAAGTTTAGGTGAACAAGAACCTGTTGATCAATCAAAGATTTCACAAAGAGCTAATCAACTTCGAAGATTTACTGGCCAACAATCTCAAGGGCAACAGGTTGCAAAAGGATTTGAAAAATTAGGACAAGGTAAACAACTTCCACCTAATCTTATAAAACATTTGGTTCCATACGCACAATCACTTACAAAAATATTAACTGATCCTCAATTATTCAATAAATTTAGAATGCTACTTCAACAAGCTAATAAAACACAAGTTCAGGCAGAAAAACGAGGGGTTGATCCTAATGTTGATGTTCCAAAAGATCATGAATATGGACCATCAAGTAGAAAAAGACCTAAAGGTAAAGCAGGTTATACATCCTCAGATAACGCCAGAACAACACATTTAAAAACAATTAAAAAATATGCAAAGAAAAAACGTAGACAAGGTGATAAAATTAGTATAGAAGCAAAAAATAAATTACTTGACATAGGTAAAGCTATACGTGAAAAAGCACAAAAGCAAGGTATTCAACCTGCGGCTTTCTTAGGATACCTAGTTGCAAAAGATCCAAAGAAATATGGATCATTAGCAAAACTAGAAAGCATTATCAATGGTAAATCATAATGAGAATACATGAAATAATAGTTGAAGACCAAAAAACATCAGATATCCAAGCGGCATACTGGAGAAAAAACAATCCAATTGGACAAAACTATATGAAACCAGATGATTATGATAGTGATGCCCCAGGAACACATATTATTATGGATCACCCAACCTCAATACATTTTTATAAAATACTAGCAAAAAATTATGATGAAGCATTTGACTTATGGTTAGATTCAAAAGGTACAGATCCAAAAGATTCAGAATATTATGCTGGTTCAAAAGATTATTCTAGTGAACATCATTATTGGGGGAGAATTGCTCAAGAAGATCAAGAAGATGAAGAATGAGAATTAAATTCCCTTTCATTAAAGAAGTAATGACTGACGTAGACATACAAAAGAAAAAACCACAATCAGCTGGATCACGTGGATTAAAACATGTAAGAAAAAAAATATTCAACGAAGGACGACTGGTACTAAAACGTCGTGACATAGATCAATATCTAATGAGTGCAATAGAAGAAATAGCAAACTACTCTAAATCATATCCAGGTATTATTGCCAGAATTTACACAGCACTAACTGGTAACAAAACCACTTATAATCCAAAAACTGATTCATATATCATAGACAAAAGATAGTTTATCTGTTATAATTTATATTGTTATAACAAGGAGACAATATGCCGGCAAAAATATTTGACGCTGACTCAACAGCGAAACTTAAAAGACTAATAGAAGAAGGTATGCAAGTTAAACAAGAAGTTTCTGACTTGAATGCAGGATTACGTGAAACAGTTAAAGCATTATCTGAAGAACTAGAAATTAAACCAGCAATGCTAAACAAAGCAATTAGTGTGGCGTTCAAAGCAGGTTTACATGACGAACAAACAAAACTTGAGGAATTAGAAACAATTTTAGCAACAGTTGGTAAAACTGCTTAATAAAATATGAGTTATGTAGATGCATATTTTGATAGAGAACGAGATCAACTTTATGTAGTCGAACGTGTAAATGGAAAACGAGAGTACACAGACTATCCTGCTCGTTATGTGTTTTATTATGAAGACGTTAAAGGTAAACATAGATCAATTTATAATACACCAGTAAGTAGAGTTAGTACTAAACAAAATAAAGACTTTCAAAAAGAACTTGCAATTCATAAAGGTAAACAAATTTATGAAGCAGACATAAATCCTATATTTAGATGTCTCGAAGATCACTACATTGATCGAAATGCTCCAAATATGCATATATGCTTTTTTGACATTGAAGTTGACTTTGATCCTACAAAAGGATTCTCAAAACCAGCCGATCCTTTTATGCCAATTACATCAATTTCTTGTTATCTTGAATGGACAAAACAACTAATAACAATCGCTGTGCCTCCAAAGACACTTACAATAGATGAAGCAAAAGACACAGTAAAAGAATTTGACAACACATACATTGTCGAAAACGAAGCAGAACTTCTACAAACATTCTTAGGAGTAATAGAAGATGCTGACATATTGAGTGGTTGGAATTCAGAAGGTTATGACATACCATATACTGTTAACAGAATTATTAAAGTATTAAGCAAAGATGATGCTCGTAAAATGTGTTTATGGAGTCTACTACCACGCAAAAGAAAGTTTGAACGTTTTGGCAACGAAGAAGTTACATATGATTTAATTGGTCGTGTACATTTAGACTATATGCAACTATACAGAAAATACACATATGAAGAAAGACATTCATTTAGTTTAGATGCAATTTCAGTTCATGAACTAGGTGAAGAAAAAACATTATACGAAGGAACATTAGACTCATTATACAACAACGACTTTAAAACGTTTATTGAATACAATAGACAAGATGTTATGCTGATTTCTAAACTTAATGACAAATTAAAATTTATCGATTTAGCAAATGAATTAGCACATGCAAATACTGTTTTACTACAAACTACAATGGGTGCTGTAGCAGTTACAGAACAAGCAATAATTAATGAAACACATAAACGTGGCATGGTAGTTCCAAACAGACCACATCGTGAACCACATTCAACATCAGCGGCAGTTGGTGCCTATGTTGCTCACCCACAAAAGGGATTGCATGATTACATTGGCTCAATTGATATTAATTCACTATACCCATCTATTATTAGAGCATTAAACATGGGACCAGAAACTATTGTTGGACAAATAAAACAAGATGCTACAACTAAAATGATTGAAGAACGCATACAGTTTGACAAAAAGACTCCAGCCTCAGCATGGGAAGGTGAATTTGCAACTGTTGAATACACAGAAATTATGCGTAAAAATAGAGCATTCAATTGTACAGTAGAATGGACTAATGGTACAGAAACTACACATACTGCCGCAGAATTGTATGGTATGATATTTGAAAACAATTCTAAATGGGGTGTATCTGCTAATGGTACAATATTCACATATGAATTTGAAGCAATCATTCCAGGTCTTTTAGAAAAATGGTTTTCTGAACGAAAACAAATGCAAGATAAATTACGTGAAGCCATACAAGCTAGAAATAAAGTTGAACAAACATTTTGGGATAAAAGACAATTAGTTAAAAAAATTAACTTAAACAGTTTATATGGTGCTCTGTTACATCCAGGTTGTAGATTTTTTGATTTAAGGCTAGGACAATCAATTACATTAACAGGTAGAACTATTACAAAACACATGGCGGCAAAAACAAATGAAATTATTATAGGTGAATATAACCATCGTGGTACTGGTATAATATATGGAGATACAGATTCTGTATACTTTTCAGCATACCCAATGGTTAAAGAAGAAGTTGAAGCAGGAAAGATGTCATGGACTAAAGAGTCTTGCGTAGAGTTATATGATAAAATTGCAGATGAAGTTAACAAATCATTTCCAAGATTTATGTATGAGGCATTCCATGCACCAGAAAGCAAAGGTAGAATCATTAAAGGTGGTCGAGAAATGGTTGCTTCTAAAGGTTTGTTTATTACTAAAAAACGTTATGCAGTATTAATTTATGATTTAGAAGGAACTAGACAAGATAAAGTTGGAGGCACTTGGAATAGAAATGTTACAGATGCTGAACAACATGGAAAAGTGAAAGCAATAGGGTTAGACTTAAAAAGATCAGATACACCAAAATTTGTACAAGACTTTTTAAGTGATATATTACTAATGGTACTAACAGATAAAACAGAAACAGAAATAATAAAATTTATCCAAAGTTTTAGATTAGGATTCCGTGATCGTCCAGGTTGGGAAAAAGGTACACCGAAACGTGTAAACAATTTAACTGAATATGTTAAAAAGGAACAACGCCTAGGAAAAGCTAATATGCCAGGCCATGTAAGAGCATCTATGAATTGGAATAATGTTAAAAAAATGTATAAAGATCAGCATTCATTAGATATAATGGATGGTGCAAAAGTTATTGTATGTAGATTAAAAAACAATCCATTAGGATACACATCAATAGCATATCCTATAGATGAATTACGAATTCCACAATGGTTTAAAGAGTTATCTTTTGATAACGAAGGAATGGAAGAAGCGATAATTAATAAAAAACTAGATAACCTTATAGGTGTACTAGATTATGACTTAGGAGCATCAGAGCAAAACAATACGTTTTCAACTCTATTTGAATTTTAATAAAATTAGAAATTAAAAATAAATTTAATGATATAATACAAGAATTAAATTCTGTTGACTTAAACAAACTTGAAGATCATCAAAAAATATTAGAAGATATGCTAGAAAAAACACATACAGCAATTTCTATGCTACGTGATATAAATCCAAATATATTGTCTGCCACTAATATGCAATTAACAAATTCAAAGACAGCAGAATGGTTCGAATTAGATAGAAAAAACAAATTAGAACCTATTATACCACCTAAATTAAAAAATGAAATATTGTCAGTCTGTAATAATGAAAAAACTAATATGTTATCATGCCTTCTGTTAGGTTTAGGTAATGGTTATTGGATTGATCACTTATCAGCATTTGAACAAATACATACTGTTGATTTTTATCCACATCTTCCGGAAGAACTTAATAAGAGATATGAACCAAAATTTTTAGCACATATTATTCATTCTATGTTAGACGTTAATCATGGATACACTAATTTAGATTCAATACCAAACGATGAAGTTGGATATGTGTTTAGTTGGGATTTCTTACCATACTTTACTGTACCACAATTAGAAAAAATATTTACACAAATAAATGACAAACTTGTTAAAGGTGGTCGAGGACTTATACATTTTTCTAATGCAGATAACAAAAGTGATTTAGAATTAATTAAACAAGGATATTATGCATACAATGATCAAAAAACAATAACAAAACTTATATTTGATTGTACCAATTTTGATATTGAGCAAGTTCATACAGATACTCCAAGTTGTTCTTACATACAGTTTAAAAAACCAGGTGATATAGATTGGAAGAAACAAGAATGGTGGCGTTACAATCTTATTACCAAACGTGATCCAGAAGTTAAAATTGAAAAACCAAAAGATTAAAAGTTGACTATAGATCTAAATAATGTTATTATTAATACAAACACCCTTATAAGGAATAGGCAATGAAAGACACATTATTAGACATAGTATT